AGGCGGGATTGCGGCAGCGCAATGGTGATTCGGGCCATTTCACGCGGGCGGGTTGGCAGCGGCCGCCGCTTTGGCGGCAGCGCGAGCTAGGCGGCGGCGTTCGTTGATGGCTTCCCGGTTGGCGGCACGAGCAAGGCGGCGGCGTTCGTTGATGGCTTCACGATTGGCCGCGCGCCGTGCCGCATCCTTCGCCATCACCTTCTCCGGATTTGCCGCGCGATATGCCGCGGCCTTCGCCTTCACCTTCTCCGGATTAGCCGCGTAATATGCCGCATCCTTCGCCTTCACCTTCTCCGGATTAGCCGCGTAATATGCCGCATCCTTCGCCATCACCTTCTCCGGATTAGCCGCGCGATATGCCGCGGCCTTCGCCTTCACCTTCTCCGGATTAGCCGCGTAATATGCCGCGGCCCTCGCCTTCACCTTCTCCCTCCTCTCCTCCTCCGTCATCTTCACCCGCGCCGGCTTCGGCTCAGGCGCCGGCAGCGTGGTCGGCTTGGCAGCCCACGGCGCGCGTTTGTTGGCGTGATCGTTCATTGCGCTTTGCTCCCTTCCTGTTGCGTGATCGGTTCAAACGACACGCCAACGATTTCCGTGTATTTGCCGGCCTTGCGGACGAGGATTTGCGTCGGCTTGCGCAGGGCGGTCAGGTTGTCCATCGCCTCGGCAACCGTGTTCGGCACCCGCGTGGCCGGCGCGCGTTTCTGCCACCACTGCACCGCCCGCATTCGCGCCGGGCCGGTATGCTCGAAACAGGACCACTCACGATGCGCGTTGAATCCCGTCAGGTAGGTGACGCACAACGAAGGCGGCTTTCCCGGCTTTTCGTGGCGTCGATACATCACATCCGTCACCGGCAACCATTCCGGCTTGATGTGCGTCGTCAGGATCGCCGCGGCGCTGGCGGTCAGATCCACCTTGCTTTCGCGCGCGAACGGCTGCCCGCAGGATATGCACTTGCCGGCCGCGATCAGGTTGAACGCATCGCATCCGGTGATCTGGAAGCCACCGATAACGCGATCCTTGCATTGCTTCTCCGGCATGTCGGCGTCACCCGTGCCAGGCGCTTTCACGCGCGGCGCATCGATCGGCCCGTGCCGTTGCGCGTTGCCGCCAAAGTCCAGCACGAGGCAATCCGTCTTGCCGGGGGATAGCCGCGTGCCACGGCCAACCATCTGGATGTAAAGCCCGACGCTTTTTGTTGGCCGGGCAATGGCGATCAGGTCCACATGCCGAGCGTTAAAGCCGGTCGTGAGCACCGCAACGGAGACGAGCGCCTGGATTTCCTGGCGCTTGAATGCCGCGATGATGCTGTCACGATCTGCCGCCGCCGCCTTGCCATAGATGGCCTCGCAGGTCACGCCACGGTCGCGCAGGGCGTCACGCAGCATGGTGCAATGCTCCACACCGCAACCGAACACGATCCAACCCTTGCGGTCCCGCCCGGCTTCCACGATTTCGCCCGCGATGGCTTCCACCGCTTCCGGGTCACTCGCCGCGCGTGCGAGTTGGCCGGCGATAAACTCACCGCCGCGCGTGCCGATGCCGTCCGTGTTGATTCGCGCCAACGCGTCTTGCGTGATCGGCTGCGTCAGATAGCCCTGTTCGATCACGTCGCGGATGCCGGCGTCGTAAGCCACATCAGAGAACACCGCGCCTTCGCCTTTGTGCAGCATTCCGCTGTCAAGCCGGTAGGGCGTGGCCGTGAAACCAACGATTTTGATGTAAGGGTTGATCTGGCGGAGTTGGTCGAGAAAGCGGCCATACATCGTATCGGCGTTGCGCGGGATCAGGTGCGCCTCGTCCACCAACACCAGATCAACCCGTTGCAGCGTGACGGCGTGCTTGTGGATGGACTGGATGCCGGCGAACAGAATGCGCGAGTGCAAATCCCGTTTGCCCAGCCCGGCCGACTGGATGCCGGCCGGCGCGTCCGGCCAGAAGCCGAGCAGTTCTTGAAAATTCTGGCTGATCAGTTCCTTGACATGTGTGAGCACGAGCACGCGCGTGTCGGGCCACGCTTCCAATGCCTCGCGGATGAATGTTGCGATGACGAGTGACTTGCCGGCCCCGGGCGGGATGACCACGAGCGGGTTGCCGTCGTTATCATTGAACCAGGAGTAGAGCGCATCGATCGCCTCCCGCTGGTAGGGTCGGAGAGCGAGGGTCATGCGGCGGTGCCGATCGAATCGAACAGCGTGCCGGAGGATCGTGACGCAACATCGAGGTGCCGCGCGGCCTGTCGGAAATATGCGTCTTTCAGTTCCACCCCGACGAATTTGCGCCGGTTGCGCAGCGCGACCACGCCTTCAGATCCGATGCCGGTGAAAGGCGATAGCACCACGTCACCAGGATTTGACCACAGCCGGGTTGCCCGCTCGGTCAGATCGAGCGGCATAGGGCAGATGTGCTTTTCGTCGCCCGGCGCGCGGATGGCGTTCAAAACGTCCGTTTCGCGCGTGTTCATCCATACCGGCGACGCGGCTTCCTGCCACCAATCGAGCGGATATTCCGTCGTGGTTTTTTCCACCGGCAGCACGTCAACCTCGTCGCCTTCCTTTGCCCATTTGCGAAAGATGACGAAATATTCAGGCAGTCCTTGGCGGGAGAACGACGAGTCCGCGCGCAACTGCTTGTAGAGCAGGCCGTGCGCTTTGGTTTTGGTCATCTCCCGCACCGGGCAACGCCAGATCGTGACGCGGGAGTGGAAATTAAAGCCGGCCGCTTCATGTTCGCGGATAAGCATGCCGGGGAAATCACGCAACCCGGCAGAGCCGCGCGCATTTTTGTAGAACACCAAATCCTTGCAGTGCACGGCCACGATCCGGCCAGGCCGCATGACGCGGTGCATTTCCCGCAACAAAAAGCGGTAGTGCGACATAAACTCCTCGTCGTCTGACGAATTGCCCATATCGGCCGCGCTGTCGTTGTAGATGTAGAGGCCGGAGAACGGCGGGGAGTAAACCGAGAAATCAACCGAGCGGTCTGGCAACTGCCGCACCACATCCACGCAATCGCCGTTGTAGACGGTCCAATTTTCGCCGTGGGCTTCGTTCAAGCAGCGGATTTCAGCCATGATGGCAGGCTCCCGATATGAGTTGGGTTGTATGGAATTTTGAGTTGCGCTTCGTTCAGCGCCCGGCGCATGGCGAGGGCCATCGCCCGTTTCATGGTTGTGTGATCGCCGGCCTTGCGGTCGATAACGCGGCCGATCTGATCCTCACCTTCGGCCACGATCAGATGCACATCCACGGGCCGGGTCTGCCCAAACCGCCAGCAGCGGCGGACGGACTGGTAGAACGATTCATAGCTGAACGAACGGCCGGCAAAGACGACTCGAGCGGAATGCTGCCAGTTGAGGCCATAGCCGCAGATGGCGCCTTTGGTGATGATGGTTTTGACGCGACCTTCGGCAAAATCAGCCAACCCGGATTCCTTGCGCTCCACCGAATGCGAGCCGCGGACTTCCACCGCGTCGGGTAGCCGCTTTGCCAGGGCGTCGGCTTCGTAATCGGTATCGCACCAAACCACCCACGCTTCGTCCGGCTCGGCTTTGACCAGATCCGCCACGGCTTGCGCGCGCACGTCGGCAGTTTGGCGCTTCACCTCATGGATATTCGTCGCGCTCAAATCCTCCATAAACAGCGCGCCGGCCGGTGCCCGAATGTCACCCATCGCCGCATGACGGTGCACGTTCATTGGCGGCAGAATGAAGCGCGATGCGTCAAACCCAAGATCGGCCGGCGTTTCCGCGCAACGCGACCAAGAGGCCATCCAGTCCCAAAAATCGCCTTCGCCGTGGCCTTTGATCCGGTAGCGGCCCATCTGCGTTTGATCGGCCACAAACCATCGCATCAGCATTTCATTGCTCGGCATGATGCTGAGAAACTCGGCATGTTGCCCGAGTTCCATGTGGTCATTCGGCGCGGGCGTTGCGGTGCTGCACAGCTTGAACCGATGGCCGGCGAAAGCGGCGATCAGCGCGCGGGTTGTGGCTCCGGTGAACGATTTGAGGATGCTGCTTTCGTCCAGACTGACCGCGCCGAATGCATCCGGCTGCAACAGGTCGAGCCGGTCATAGTTGCAAATGTTGATGCCCGGCCCGGCGTCCGATTGCTGGCGGATGACGCGGGCTTCATAGCCAAAACGGTGCGCCTCGCGTTCGATCTGTCGCGCCACGGCAAGCGGTGTCAGCAACAGCGCCATGCCGTTGCTGGCGTCAGCCGCCTGCCTGCACCATTCCAACTGGATGGCTGTTTTGCCGAGGCCGGTATCCAAAAACATCGCCGCACGGCCGCGCTTGAGTGCGAATCGGACGCATTCGGCCTGGTAGTCGAAGAGGTGCGGCGGG